TAGTGATTGGCTCCCAAGTATGTTTACCAGCTAGATAAACTCTTGAGTTGTAAATGTCAATGGTCATTTGATCAAAACTTACGTTTGGTCGAGTAACATCAACTACTTGTTTTGTTAGTTCTGTTGTTGGTGTTGAAACACCAAAGTTTTCTAAAGATAGCCTAAACCGATATTGCAGTTTTGGCATTAACAAGCCTTGGTTACTAGCAGAATCGCCGCTTGCCAAAGGCACAGTCATTTTTGATAGTGTTGATATTGCCATTATTTTGCTCCTAATCTAATATTATTTATCATAATTACAGTCCTGCTATTTCCCCAGTATTTTTGAGTCTTAGTGGAATGTATATGAATTCAACTGCTTTGACAGGTTCTACAGCAATATCTAAATACAACTCATTTCTATCAATTCTTGCTGGAGTATTGTTTGATTCATCACACACTACTAAGAAGTCATATAATGCTCTTTGACCAACAAGTTCAAGCATCAAACTTTCAGCCGCTTGTTTGATTTCATCTCTAGTAATTTTATCATTTGGTTCAAACAAGTAAGGTTTTGCAAGAGTATTAAGTTGGCTACGTAGATAAATTACAAGCCTAGCAACATTAATTCTGTCTAATGAACTTGCTGTAAGTTGTCTAGTTTTTTGGCCAAAGTTTACCAAACCTGCGCCTGTAATGAATGTAATTGGGTTAACATTATTAGCATATAATGTATCTCTCAATCCTTCATTAAGTGCAACTGATTTAAATTCACCTTCTGCTGTTATAAACCCTGTTGAACTTGCATTTGTAATTCCACCTCTTCTTGTACCTGCTGGTGCAAACCATGGAAACGAAACTTGATCGCTAAGTGCAATAGTTCTAAGCATCATATGGCTTGGTGGTACTACAACGTTTTTACCAAAGTTATCGCTAGTAAATCCGCCTGGATAAAATACTGCTAAGTATGGATCTGCTGTTACCAATCCGTTGTCGTTATCTTCAACAGCGTTATTAACATTAGTAGCCCAGTTATTAATATCTGTTGCATTGGCTTTTAGTCTAAACGGTGAATCTCCTACTACAAATGCTGTAAGTCCTCTATCGTAGTTAAGTGATTTCATTTCACCAATTAGTTCTGGATATGCTGGACATGCCATCATATTAAAGATCCTTGATTCATCATCTCTAATATCGTCATTGCTGTTTACAAGAGCTTGTAATGCCTGCACAATAACTTTACGCTGAGCTTTTCTACCAAAACTACCAGAACCATCTGGTTGATTTGCTGATTCAGTTACCCAACGATCTGCATGATAAGCCGCCATTGATTGATCGTTAAATCTAGTATTGTTTGTTGCTGTGTTAATGTAGTTTCTCTTATACTTCTTAACATTAAATCCGCTTCTTCTTGTATTGAAGAGCAACATACCTTTTGGATACAATGCTGGATCTGGTGAGTCTGGATCAACATAATCTGTTGCCATTAAGTCAGCAATAGTTCCTGCTGAAGCAGAATTTGCTCCGTTTGTATTGTATCTAGCATCTGCAAACAATATACCTTCGTCAGTTGTTTGATCTCCGGTATCCATTGCAAACCATCTGTTAGCAACTGGTAAGTCTGTTCTGTCTGCATTGTGCTTATAAATCTTAGGATAATTTTCTAAGTCTGAAGTGTCAATCCATAAGTCGCCTGTTACAAGTGCAGTTCCGTCACTTTGTAAAACAGGAGCAGTTGCACTAACAATCGGTCCTTCAGGATCAGGTGTCTTAGTGCTATCTGCATTATAAAATGGAGATGGTGTAGAACTTTGTCCGCTTGATCCGTCGTAGATATAACCTACAAATTCACTGCCGTTGTGTACTAAAATATCTGCCTCATCTACAGTTGAGTTATACCATAGTGTGCCTTCAGCTGTTGTAGCAGTAACTTGTGTGTCACTAGCTGTATAACTTAATACTCTCCAGCTAGTTGCTTGTAACTGTAATGGATTAGTTGAACCGCTAGTGCCTTGTGCGTATGCTAGATTTGGTGTTCCGCTTGTAGCTGAAACATATGGTGTAAATCCTGCTTCTGTCAATACACCATTTGTATCAACAAATTTGATCTCACCGCCCAATGCATGTGATATTACAACCGTATTAGTTGCAGTAACAGTAGCACTAACATTTTCAATGTTTGCTGTGTTAATTGCACCTGCAAGTACACCAGCATCGCTTACTGCACCTGTGTATGTTGCAGAAACTGTTACTGGAGTGTTAAATGCAAGTTGATTGTTATCTGTAGAAGCTACAGTAAATGTAGATGTGCCTCCACTGATGCTTCCTGAAATGATCTTGTTACTTGTAACTGTTGTTGGTGCAACACCTTGTCTACGATGTAGTTTGAAAGTAGCTAAAGGTTTAGTGTCGCCTGCAACGTTACTTAAAACATAAAGGTCGCCGGTAAGCATGTTTGCACCGCCGCCTGTTTTATCCATCTCATAAATTGCTTCTCTATTTGAGCCGTAAATACCTGGATTTGCTGTTTCCCAAAGCTGTGTGCTATCATTCCATTTCTTAACAGAATATTTTGCACCTAAGTTTGCTGTGGTTGTTTTGACCCATACAGAACCTGTAGGTCTTGTGTATGTATCTCCAGTTTTGTATTCTGGAACATTTGTATGTTTAGCAATAGTTAGTGCTGGTGGATAATAAGTTCCTGCGGCAATTCCTAATTCTGTAAGTTTTGTTGAATCTCCGCCGATTAATATATCTCCAGCAGTAGTTGAATCCTCTGCGGCACTACCTGTACCATCACTGTATATTTCTAATTTACCATCAACTGCTTCTGCTGTAACGCCTGTAATAGACAAACCGTTAATTGTTGAAGCCACGTTTGCTACAGTATTTGCGGATGATATAGATACTGATGTACCGTTAATAGTAATAGATGCAGTTCCGGCAAAACTTGGATTTGCAACTGTGCCTTGTATTGTAGGCCAACTCTTGCACCAAGGATCACTTCCTACTAGCACCCATGTACCGCTTGTATTTCTGTAGAATACTTTGTTTAATGTAGAAGTAGCCACAACAGCATAATCACCAACTTTACCGACTGTGCTGGCAGGGATGTCGCCGGAAAATCCGTTAGTGCCTAATGAACCTGTGTTCACTGTTTGTGTTGCATCTGTAATTACAATTGGAACCTTATTTGAAAATACTTGACCTTTGTTTAATACAGAAGCACCGTTCCATTCTTGGATACCCCATAATGTATTTGCTGTGTCAAGCCAATAAGTTCCATCTGAAGGTGTTGCCGCAGGTGCAGTTGTTGAAGCTTCAAGTTGACTTGTGTCAACATCTGCTCTTACAATATATGCTCTGTTAGCAATTCCTAAATATGAGTAAGCCGCTTGTAATCCATACTCGTTTAATTCACTTCCGTGTATTGGATTATTGCTTGTATCTGTTTTGAAGACTGGATCTCCAAAATTATCTACTAAATCTCTTTGTGAAGTTAATAAGTACACCTTGCCTGCATTTGTGGCTAATGTACCTGGTGCTGTTCCTGTGCCTGCACCGTTTTTCTTGTTTGCCGCACTAACGACAAATATCATTGGAAGGGTACCTGGCTCAGCGGGTGTGTAGAAACTTTCATCTACTACGCTAACCGATACTCCTGGTGATACTAATCCTGCCATGTTAATCTCCTATCGTGGACGTCATCATTCTACATGTATTTAGCAAAGAAACTTGAAAATACCCAATCAAACCTGCATGAAAAGGGGTGGAAAAGGTGAGCTAAATACAGCATGAGACCATTATGTTCATTTTGCGTTACAAGGCCTGCCGCTATAAATTATAAAAAGAATAATAGAACATACTATAGAAAGAAATGCGAAGTATGTTTAAAACATAGTGGTAACTATGGTATCCCAAGATGGAAGCAAGTTGGTTACGAAAAGAAAAACACTTGTGAAAAATGTGGATATAAAAGTTCTCATTCAGAACAGTTTAACGTATTTCACATAGACGGAAGTTTAATAAATTGTAAACATAGTAATTTAAAAACTATTTGTGCTAATTGTCAGAGACTTATACAGAAGCAAGGTGTTAAATGGAAACAAGGTGATCTTTTACCAGATTTTTAAGATCTTCAGGAGTTCCGTCATTTGCTAAAATATAATCCATTTGCACATTCGCCCAAGCCCATTCAGACTTATGTACATCAGTAGGTTCTTGTCCTAAATCTTTATATAATCTAAACCAAAGAGGATCAGGACCTCTTCTAACTTGGCATATTCTGCCTCCCAGAGATCTAATCATTTTGGCTTCATTTTCAAATCTTACATCGGGAATGACATAGTTTTTATCTTTATTTTTGAGTAATTCTTGCTTAACTAAACTTACCCAGATACCATCATAAAAACCATTACGCATACAATCAGTACCAAATAGTTGAAGGATAAGACGCGGTGTAACTGTTTCACCAGTTTCTTCTGTCCAGAATTTATCTTCTTCTTCTCGCCACTTTCTTGACTCATCCGTATCTCCTTCAAGCATTTGTCTATCCCAACCGA